CCGTGATAAACTCCTCAGCCGCGCCGCCGCGACCATCGAGAAGAGTTATCCCGCCGTAATACATGGAATACTGCGCCGAGGTGGATAAAAGCGCGAGCGTTTTTTCGGGAACGAGCGGATTTTGAACCGGGTTCGCCGGGTCTGTCCAGTTGTCGAGATACCACTCGTTATATGTATAAATATCAAGCCCTATGCCGTTTATTGAGCCGACATAGGTGACGCCGTTCGGCATTTCCCGCGGCTTGATTGCGGCGATGTCGTAATTTTTCACGTCGAGCAAGCTCATGACTTTTTCGTGCTTGATGAACGCGGCCGCCACGTCGTCCGACATTACGCAGATATTACAGTTCACAAACCCTGTCTTTTGAACTTGTTTTCTCCAGCGCTTCAAGTCGGCTACCGGGTCCGACGCCGCAGCGCTCCATCTGGCGGTCGTGGTGAGGGTTTCTTTGTTGGTGAAGCTGAAGTCGATTTTTTCATTGAGGCTTTTCCCGATAATCGGAATCTCGCCCGTGAAAATCGACTGGGCCGCCATCCACTCCTCGCGGCGCGTTATCATCTCGTCGAGTTCGGCAAAATCCGCTGCGATTTTCTTTATCGCGCGTTCCGCCGGGGACGTCCCGCTGTAGATGTTTTCGCCCGCCATACGCGTTTCTAAATCGGTCACGGACGTGACTTTGTCCGGCGCGACAAGCGGCGGCGTGTAGCTTTTGATTTGAAAGCCGCTGTTCGCGATCGTTTCGCCGCCGAGTTTCGGGTGTACAAACGGCGCCAGCGCGCGGTTGCCTTTTTTGAAGTCGACGTCGACGCTTTTTGTTACGAATGTTTTTACGTTTTTGAAAAGCGTCGATTTGAAAAACGTATGCACAGGCGGCATACGTTCTATAAGCCGCCCCATTGTGCGCGGCTCGAAGGGGTTGTATTCGTTAGCCATTGTCAATTACCTCCTTTAAAAATATACCTAATTTGCGGAACGCGGGTTTGAGCGCCTCGACGGTTACGCCGGTTGGCAAATGGAGCGCGTCGGCGAAAAACTCACCCGTAAGGTAATACACGACCTTGCCGCCGCTCGGTACCGCCGCCGCTATGCCTATAAGGTCGTCGAGGCTCTCTGAGTCCGCTTCAACGATCCCGTTCGCGCCCTTTACAAGCGGCGCGTGACGGTTTATCGTCGAGCCGGTTTTGATTGCGCCGACGTCTTTTGCTATGGGGAAACTGCCCGCGAAAAAATTCTCGGGATTAAACTCTGTTGTTGTGATTTCGTACATTGTTCATCTCTCCTTTTACTTTTTATCGGGGTAAAGTTTGTCGATGGCGGCGTCGTAAGGGTTGGCTTTATTTTCCGGCGCGCCCTCTTGTCCGCTTGACGTCACTTCGCCCGCTTTACTGTTTTTTACGTCTTCCGCGACGTTCGCGAGATAATTCGCGCCCTGCTTTTTCTGTTCCGCCACTATTTGCATAGCGACGTCCGCAGCGGCCTGCGGGGTTTCAAATTTCGCTTTGCCGACGATCTCCTCAAACCCCGGCAGCGCGATATTTTCAATGTCCTGTATGCGCTTGCGCTCCGAGGCGGCGGCTGTTTCGGCTAACTGCGCTGTCAATTCGGGATATGCCGCCCTTAACTCTTCTACGGTCTTAGGTTCCATGGTTTTGTCTCCTCCTTCTTTATTTTTGTTTTGTGTTTTGTTTATATGTGAAAAACCGACGCTGTTTACAACAGCGCGGTCAATCAGCGCTAACGGTATGTTTTTGTACATAGAAATATCGTACAAGCTAAAATTACCGGGGTTTTCGTCGGAGTCGGATTTGTTCAAATCCTCAAACATCAATTCGTCGCAAAATCCGCTCTCGACCGCCTCTTCCCCTGTGTACCATGTTTCCGCCGTCATCAACTCGGATATTTCTTTTTTGTCTTTTCCCGTCTTTTCGGCGTATGCGCTTATGGTCCCCTGCTTGATTTTTTCCAGCATGGTCATGTCTTTTTTTAACTGTGGAATGTCGTAATACCCGAACGCGAAAATATACGGGTCGTGAATCATAAACCACGCGCTCGCCGGTATCAATGTTTTATCGCAGGCCACCGAAACGCCGACGGCGGCGCTCCCGCAAAATCCGTCAACCTTGCAGGTTATGGTTTTACCCTCCGCCCGTTTTTCGCGTATAGCGGTCCTTATAGCCTCGGCCGCGAAAACGTCGCCGCCCCGGCTGTTGATCCGGACGCATATATTATTGGTAGTGACTTTTTTTAGTTCCTCATTGAAAGTGTTCGGCGTCACCTGCGTCCCTTTTTCGTCCGACCAAAACGATGACCTCTGTTTGTCTGCGATTTCGTCATAAATAAAAATTTCTGTGGTGTCGTCGTCTAACAGGCTAAAATTCCACGCCATACGGTTAATTGTTATGTTGTTGTTGCTGTTCGGCAATTTGTTCTACCTCCCTCACTTCTTTTAATAGCGTTTCCTCGCGTTTCCGCTGTCTTACGTTTTTATAAAAATCGCTCCCCGATTGTTCCTGCGCCTCACGGTCGCGGGTCGAAAATCCGTTTTGCACGCGCCGCTCCGCCGCCGTGACTTCCTGCACGGGGTTCAGCAGTCCCTGGGCCGGACCGTTCCACTCCGCCTCGCTGTACGCTTTTCTTATCGCCGGGTCATTGAAAAATCCGGGCGCGTTTATACGCCCCTTCGCCACGGCTTCGGCGAGCCACTCACTGAAAGCCGGTTGACAGAAATCGCTCGCAAACCACTTACGGTACATTTTTACGGATTTCCAGAATTCAAGCAGCGCGCCCCGCGCCGCGCTGTACGACGATGTAAAATGCTTTATGAGCACTTCATAAGGGATTTCTAAAGCAGAGCCTATTTGACGGGTCACCGCCGTAAAAAACCCTTCAAAGTTCGCGTTCGGCCTGCCGGGGCTTACGGCGTTCGCCGTTTCGCCTTCCTCGAGGTCGATTATAGAGCCGCTGCCGAGCTCAATCGAGTTCGGATCACCCGCGTCTACTTGCTGACTCGCCGGGATAACCTCGCCCAGGGCTGCGTCGTCGCCGCTCATCTCGCTTTTTTGTATAAACACGGCAAACAACCCGCTGACCACCGCCGCGTCGATTTCGGCCTCAGTATAACGACCGAGTTGTTTTATAGTTTCGATGACCGGGGCTAAAAACGGAACCCCGCGCCGCTGGCCTATGCGCTCTCGGTTCATGATGTGTAAAACATTCCTCCGACCGGTTAACTTGCCGAAAGCTTCAACCCGGACCCATGATTCTTCTATCGGCCACTCTTCGGATAATGGGTGGCTATTTTTAATGTGGTAAGCGACAGCCTCGCCGTCTTTGTTCATTTCAATACCGCCGACGATGTCTTTATTTTTATTGTCTTTAGGATTGCATAGACGGTCGGCTTCTATAAGTCTGATCCGTAAGTCATAAGGCATATTCAATCGCTGTGTGGTAGGCAGTAAAACAATGCAGTCGCCTGAGAGTAACCAGTTTAGAAATGCTAGCTGCTGGAGCTCGTAAAAATTGTCGAGCCTCTCAATGTCGCAGGCATCTGTCTCAGCCCATAATGCAAATTCCCGCTCGATGTCGCTTTCAATTTTTTGAGCCTGCTCCTCTGTTAAGTTTAAAAATTCGTAATCAATCTGGCTTTTCAAGGCAAGTCCTGCGCCGACGACATTCGTACGCATAGTTTTCACCGCGCCTGTGGCCAGCGGAACACCCATAAAAAGGTCGCGCGATCTTTGGCGCAAAGTGCCAAGATTGTCCTCGATATCCTCTATTGCGGTTTTTCCCCCGAAGCGCCACCCAATCAATGCTTTTTTGTCGTGTGACGCGCCGTAGTTTCCGTACCCCGATGAGTTGATAAAATTTAACTTTTTTCTGGAAATGGCTCGTTTGATAGCTCTATCTGGCGATATTGCCGCTATCGCTTTATCAATGAAATTCAAACACAACACCTCTTTACACAATAAAAGACACTTTTTTGTGTCTTTTATTAAATATTTATTTTTTTCTTACTGGTTTTGTTAATGCGTCCTCTATTGTCCATCCCCTATGTAAGCGATTAGATAATGTTTTTTTATTTATTTTGAATGCTTCAGCCCACTCTGTCGCCGTCATTGTTTTGTTGTTGTGTGTATATAAAGTACTTCTATTTGTTACAGGTTTTGTTAATACATCTTTTATAGTCCAACCTCTACGCAAGCGATTACGTAATAAGCCGTTATTTATACCGAGCGCATCAGCCCATTCTGCTACTGTCATTGTTTTATTATCGTGCGTTAAATATTTATTATTTCTTCTATTATTATTTTGTTCCTTCGTCGTTGCCCAACGGCAGTTATCGGGCAAATAGCCGTCGTAATTATTTATCCTATCGATAGTCAAACCCTTTTTATAACCGTTTTGCATAGCCCAATCAAAAAAAGTTTGGAAATCGTTTTTCCATTCATCGCAAACGAATATTCCCCGTCCGCCGTAATTATTATAATTTTTACAGCTTTGACGCCCTGTGCGCTCTTTCATGGCTTCCCATATTTTGTATAAACTACTATCCGTTTTTCCGTGTGTTAATCTTA